GCATCAATAAAGTCTTCGTCCTGCTGAATGTAGATAATAAAGCCATTCAGGGTCTGGTCGAAGTCCATCTTGACCTCATCCCGCTTGATAGCGAAAAGGTCGCTGGTTCCAAACCGCTCCTGACCGTAGTAGTGCCACAGGAATGACAACCCAAGCATACGCTGGATCACCCCTGCAACATTTGAAATAGTTGTTGCCGCGTCCATAAACTCGTTAGGACCATCAGCCTTTACAATCAAGGCAGGGACTGCGCCCAGTAGCCTTGTCTCAATGTAGTCTTTAGCCTGAGCCACGTACTCTGATGTCGGGGCATCCGTGTCGTACTCGCCAAAGTCAGGGTCACGTAGGTCTACAGGAGCAAGACCCTTCAGAGTCGTTGCAGATAACGCTAGGCTGTCCCAGTCTCCAATAGCCATTATAGTTCACCCATTAGTTTTGTAGCATCCTCAAAGGACAGCCCCTTCGGGTTGACCTTGTTTCCGTCAGGGTCAATGATGTAGCACCACCTTCCCTTACGCTGAATGGTATAGCCAGAGGACGCTTTTTCCACGCCCTCCGGCATAACCAATTCTGTCGCATCGTAACCTACTAAGAGATCCTTGTAGAAAGAGTAGGCGATGTCGCAAGACTCTCGCTCTCTACGATCCGTTACCGGTATCGCACTTACCACACGGGCTGAGTTACCCCGCGAGATGAATAGATCTCGCAGAGTAAGCTCTTCGCCGTTAGGGGTCCCCTTGCATAGTATTACAATGTGACGCTTCATTAGGTTGTCTGAATTACAACCCCACCTTTGTCCTTGTCATCAGCAACAACAGAGTCCCAGTTAGTACCTGTACCAATGGTTCCTGCTGTTGGGTTAGCACCACCGTTGGCAGTGTCCCACTTGAAGCCTTTGACTTCGACGTTGTAGGCGTGTTCTCCCTGAACGCGCATAACAAGGTTGTCCAAGCCTGTAATCAGGTCAGAAACCATTCGGCGGTTCTCAGACTCCTGTACAACAATGGCATTGTCGGTAAGACCCAAGGTGTAGTAGTTGTCTGTGGTTGCATCAAGAACTAGCGAAGAAGAGTCAGTAACTACGACTGGCAATCCAAGCGTTCCTGCGTTACCTTCGTAGATAGCGAAGTCAGCAACATTACCAGAAGCAACGCTAACCTGTGCGGCAACGAGATCGTGGTATGCTTTAGAGTGCATCACCCAAGCCTTGATACGACCAAAGGCATCACCCATCTTGGCACGACCTGCAATCAGGGCGGCGTGAGATAGGTTACCAGTACCAGAGTAGTCATAGATCAAGTCCTGACTTCCAGTGGTCTGACTAAGGGCGGCAACACCAGCGGTAAGACCCGTGTTGAGAGCATCCTTCAGGAACTCATCAGCAAACATAATAGCAAGGTTGCTAGTCATCTGCTCAGAGCTAATCTGGGCTTTCTCAAACGCATCTAGCGTCTGTGCGTAAGGACCGAATCCTCGTGAACACTTCACGGAGATCACTTCGTCCTGAGTCAGTGCTGTGTCGGTAGCCGAACTAACAGAGGTTGTATCGCGTCGAGCAACACCACCAGTTAAGCGATCAAAGAACCGAGTCTTTGCGTAGTCTCCTTCCAGCATTTGCGTAACAAAGCGGATAGAGTTAGCAGATGCCGTGTTGAATGCATTAACATTCTGGTTGATCTGCTCAATAAAAATTGTGTCAAACAGGTCATCATTGATGACGAAATTCGACGCTTTTCCAATAGCCATTATTTCTCTCCGAAATTAGATTAAGATATGATACTCATCCAAGCATCAATACCGTTAGAAGCGATCCAAGCGTTTCGCTCTTCAGGAGACATATTGCGTGGGTCGGTCTTTCCAACCTTTGCGTCTGCTACACCAGCCCCACCTGCACCGCCAGCATTCTTCGCTGGTCGCTTCAGATAAGGAGTCCAAGCAGGATCTTCTGATAGAGACGAGATATGCTCAGTCACATTGCGAAATGGTTTCGCGCTCGTCGGGTCTGAGGATTGGATAAAATTGCCAGCAGGGTCTACTGCGGCAACGTAGCCGTATTCCTCGTTGTATTCAAACTGGTCACCCAGTGCAAGTTGCATTGGCGATGGCTTGCCGTTTGGCAATGGTCGCGTATACTGCTCATCAAAGAACTCAGCCGCGTGTGCGTTAACCTCGGAGTTCCGTAGGTTGCCACGTAAGCGATCATACTTCTCTGACAGAGGCTTGAGTCTGCCTGCTTCCCACTGCTCCTTCGCCGCATCAATATCAGCACCTGCTGGTGTATGCGTCTCTAGAACACGGGCAATAACATCCTCACGCTCGTGAGCCTTGTCAATCTGGTTAGATACTGCTCTGTTGAGACGGTCTTCAAACGATGCCTTCATAACATATTCGCTTGACACCTTGTCTTTTGAGACGTATCCTGTTTCCAGTTCAGACTTTGAAAGAACAACTTTGTCCTCTGGTAGAGGCTCAAAACCATCGTCTGTCTTTACAACGATTTCCATGTTTCTCCTTTGTTTTTATCGCCTAAGGGTAGGCGTTGAACACGGCATTTATCACTCTCTTAATCCTCTGCGCCGGTACAGAAACGCCCAGAGAGGTAGGCGATTTGGGAATATAGTGAATAAAATATGAATTGTCAAGAGGCAAACCACATTTATTTTCACTTTTTTTATTATTCTCCTTTATAGTTTAGCCCATCTTGTACGTGGAGTCTCGTATTCTTACCTGAAGGGTAGTCGCTCTTATGCCAACCAGACCCTTTTAGCGTGAATGCTGTACTTGAGAAGACTCTTTTAACAGGTCTTCCGTCGATTTCGGTCAAGCCGTATGAGTCAGCCTCTACGATCTCTTCCGTATCAGTAAATTTGTATTCGTATGTCATTCGCACTCGTTGCCTTTTTGTATGTTATTTAGGCAATCTTTTATTTCTTGAGTAGCCAAGGCTAACTCTCTCCTCATTTTAATCTCCATAACAAGCGCATCTGCCTTGTTAAACCTAGAGTCCTCTATAACCGTTAGTCTTGACTCAAGTTCTACTGTTTCAGACATAGTCCACCCTCCTAGTAGCATACTTAGTGTAGCGGTAACGCCTATGAGCCAAAAGAACGCCTCCTTATAGTGCGTCATCTAGCACCTCCTCATCTTTATTTGTTTCTGGCTCTTCTTCGATTTCTGAAGGGGCATTGAATGAATTTAGAGCCGCAGGTACTTCCTGCTTCTCTTTCTCTTTTAGCCCCTCTACAGCACCCTCGCGGGCAAACTGTAGTGCGCTATCAACTTCCAAGTGGTTTGCAACTGCCGCGAACGCATCAGCCTGAGTCTTGATAAGACCCTGAAGATCCACAGGCTTGAAGTCACTGCTTCTCTTGACCCACGTAGCGTACCAGCCTGACGCATCCTCTGGTGACTCCCATTGTGCCGCCAAGAAGTAGATGTCATTCTCAATGTCATCAATAGCACTAGCGAAGATACGCAAGAACGCTGTGCGACCTGCCGCCTCGTCGAACAGCACCTCTGTAGCACTCTTCTCAATGTTTGACCCGTTCATGCGCTGGTGATTAGCGATGTAGAACTGGCGAGTCTCCTCCGAGTACACCTTGTAAGCCGTGTGACCATTGGCTGAGTCTGGGCTAATGTACTTCCAGTCACCCTGCATAGCATTCACACCCTGCATAATGGTGTGCAGGGATCTGGTCCACTGACCGTCTTCGACGTTACCCGCTAGGCGTGGATGGTTGATCACGCGGAAGTTCCAACGTGCATCAGATAGCAGGTTGTACAGCATATTGTGATCCTGAGCCATCTGGTAGCCAATGTAGCGATCCAGAGGGAGCCTAGTGCGACCAAAAGGTAGTCTGCGCTTAGTCTGAGTTGCCTCAGTGAAGAACGGGAAGCGGAACTGCATATCTGCAACCATAACCACCTCACGCTTGCCAGTAGAGGAGTCCTCTTTGTCAACCTCGTGGTATAGCTCCCATCCGTCAACAGTCCACAGGCGGTAATACTTGGTCCACTTTCCCTTTGTCTTCAGGGTGGGTTG